CGTCCTGATCGGTCTATCAACACGTTCAAATGTATGCCCGCCCCTTTTGATACTCATTTACCTTTCCTACTCATAGCAAGCTTGTGAGCATCGGTAAAACTCATTCCTTCGCGCATCTTACGCTTCATATAATCCATGTGTGCTTTTGTATGGCCGTGTGTCTCCTGATGCTTTTTTAAAGTATTTTTTTGACGGGTTGTAAGTTTCATTTTTTCTTTTTTTTCTTTTTTCTTACTTTAGCAAGATCAGCGCCAGTTATTTTTGTTCTTGGAGGTGCAACAGCGGCCAATCTTCTTTGTTTTGCAGAATATTTAGAATATGGCATCATTTTTTCCTTAATATATCGGCGTCAGCTTTTCTTGCTCCGCCTTTTCCTGATACAAAACTATTTACGCGACCCATCGCCCAAGCAGCCATCGAAACATTCCTTGAACCACCTGAAAGATATGCACCTTGACCGCGTCTATAAACACGAGCAAGCTGTCCATATGTGAAGCGCGTACCTTCCGCCTTTTTCTTAAGACTTTTTACGACTGCGGCGCTTAGTGGTTTTCTTTTTGGTGCCATCTTGATTAACTCTTGATTTTTGAATAGCTTTTATATCTAAAGTTTCGCCGCGTTTGTAGGCTTCAGAAGTTCTTTTTATTTCTGCCGCCTTTGCAGCTTTATTCTTTGCCCCTGAAAGGTACTTTTTAGGAACACCCGTCTTTTTGTCCTTTGCAACTTTTCGGAAGCGTCTGCGAGTCATTAGTCCTTGTCTGATTTAGGTTTTGACTTTTTAGGTTTTGGCTTTTCGCCTTTCATGTCATTAAGTTTTTCAAAAAATCCTTTTGCCATTATTTCTTGCCCCCTTTCTTCTTT